TTCTCATACATGTCTTTCGGCATGTTCATGAGATCATCAAGAGAGACGTTGAGAAGATTCGCGTCAATACGTTCAGCGATCTTCTCTTCAGCCATTTCTAGAGTAATGTATAGAACATTGTAGTTTTGAACCAAGCAACTAGCAGCCACATGGCACATAAACAAAGACTTGCCGACGCCAGTACCTGCAAGAGCAATGTTAAGGGTCTTTTGCGGCAATCCTCCTTTAGTGATCTTGTTGAAATACTCAAGATCGAAGGGGATTCTTTTCTCGATGCGATGATAGAAATCATACCGATCAGCGTAATTATCCAAAAAGTCGTGACCAATATGAGGATCGAAACTAACCCCCAGAGCATCAGACAAAAGAGTAGGAATGCTTCCTTTGCCCCTCGCTTGATCTTTGCCATCAAGTATCTGAATGCTGTCCATGATAGCATTATAGATTGCTTTTTCTTGGCAAAACTTTTCTGTAGTGTCAAGAAGCCACTCGAGTTTTTGCTCTGATTTGTCATTCGAGATTTCCTTTAGAAGTTCGAGTGACTTATTTAACTCAACTTCAGTGAGTTTGGTAGATTCTTTTAAAGAGATCTCCAGTGCTGCATTTGGGGGCAGACTATTATACTTTAGGATGAACTCCTTTATTTCCTCGAATACTTTTCTTTCGTGACTTTCGGTTAGATACTCTTTCTTCAGAAAGGGCAGAGTCTTCCTCATGAAAGACTCGTTCCGCATCAGATTCGACAAGATCAGTGTTTCTGTTTTCATTGCCTTCCTTCATCGCATTGTCAATTGCACTCAGAAGTATACTACGCATCACGTTAGAAGTAAATCGTTGAAACGATTTGCTCTTGGTGTCTACGTTGTTTACATTCGAGATGATATCATAATCAAAATTCATCAAACCTTCATCAGTAACTTTGACGTCGGTGAACTCAACAATCACACCATCATATTTGCCCAAGAATTTGACAGCAAAACTTCCAGGTGGACCATTAAGGTCCACGAAGAAGGTGTATTGCTTTTCAACTTTGAAAAATTTCTTGACGTACCAAAATTCTGCTTTAGCAATTAGATCCTCAAACATCATCATCCTCGTCTACTTCAGATGAAAGATTACCAGCAACAGCAGAACTGAACTGATAATTCTTACGAATCCATTCTTTAAATCCATCATCGCCAAGAATACTATCCCAGAATTCAGGACATTCAGTATCAGCCAAACGCCACTTCTTGGCTTCAACCTCGCCAGTAGCAGTATTCACTTTTGCATACCAGCCTACATTTGGCTTCGTAACATGACCAGACTCAAGTGCCATGTCAAGTAGACCACTGTACTTAGAAATGCCACCATCGAAGCGAACAGTGACAGGGATACGAGCCTTTTCTCTGACATAACGAGACTTCTCAACATTGATGATAAAGTTATAGCCAATCAAATCAGTGCCTTCTTTTTCTTGCTGACGACCAAGGATGTAGATATTATCAGCAGAATAATAAGAACCTGTTCCGCCACCGACAATATCCTTGGGATACAAACCTATTTCTTTATAGGTGTGATTTACAACCACCATCGGAATGTCCTTCAGTGTAAGGTGTGGTGTCACCATACGGAACAGGGATTTGATTTGCTTTGCGCGACTCATGTCAGCGACTGACTTACCATCCAACGCATCCTCAACTTCTTTCTTCGAAGCCAAGTTACCAATTGAGTCAATGACGATCATCACACGCTCGCCGCGCTCAATCTGAGTCAACTGTTGCATAATATCAAACTTCAATTGCTCAACGTCCGTGATTGGAGTATGAACAACGCGATCGGTATCAATACCAAACGAAGTGAAATAGTTTTGCGGAGTACCAAACTCTGAGTCATAGAACAGAACAACAGAATCAGGATACTTGTCTTGATATGCTTTTGCCATCAAGAGACTGAATGCAGTCTTGAAGTGCTTCGACGGACCAGCCCACATCGTAAGTCCAGGAGTAAAACCTCCGTCAAGATCACCAGAGAATGCGACATTCACTACAGGAATCTTGGTTTGTACCATATCCTTTGCAGCAAAGAACTTGGACTTTGCAAGAATAGCAGTATCTTTAATCGTCGTGTTTTTCTTTAACTTTTCGAGTAGACTCATTTTTGTTCACCTTATCAGTATGAGAAATTCCAAAATCATCGCGCATCATGAAGTTGTAGATGCCCTTTGCATCACTATTATACCCCACTTCTTTCGATTTAGCAACCTTTTTCTTTTTGCTTTGTATCGTATCAACCTTTTCTATGACATAGTTAGGTTTCTTGGGTTTCAGTTCAACTGGTTTTTGCTCAGAAGAACGTTTGTTGTTCGTTTGATTAGTATAACTTATATTCGCTGCAATTAAAAGCAATACTGCCAGCGGATCAAATACAAGAACAATCAATATGATTACAAATCTGACTGCAGAATCAAAGTAGTTTGCTGCTTCTTCTTTACCATAAATGAGTTCTGCAATATACTTTAATGGACCGACTTTTGCCTCAGACTCGATGTTGGATCGGCGGAGTGGTACGAGTTGAGTGTTGAGTTCAGAGATTCGAGCATCTGAATTTTCAATTGCAGCATTCAATGAGACTCTTTCTGCCTTCTGTTGATTTCGAATTCTTGCGCCATCTAAAAAAGATTTGTCAACAACCGAGTCTAAAGAACTGAGTGATCTCTGAGCATTGTCGATTCTTCTTTGCTCACTCGCAATTTGTTGTTCTAGTCTAGCAATTTCTAAAGAGTTATCAGCAACTCCAATCGATGACTCAAGATGAACCTTTGACAAATAACCAAACGTTCCAAGAGAGGTGATAAACATTAGAATGATTATGGCAAATACAAAGTAACCTTTAATGATCTTGGGTGCGATACTCCAGTTACGATAAAGCCACGAGGCTGCAACTAGTTTAGCGAATTCTAAGGAACCGCCCATCAAAACAATGGGAAGCATTGCACCTGGAAAGATGGCAATCAATCCGATTATTGAATAATATCCAGCCGTTGCTGAAAGCAACAGCCCTGCGAGTAATGTGAGATAGAGCATTTAGTTTACTTCTAGATTGAGCAACTCATATCTTCCAAACACATCATTAAAGATCTTTCGCTCATACTCTATCTGAGGATTTTCGTTGCTGACTGTTGATGACATTTTGGTACAAACCAAACCTTCTTCAATTGTGTAATTAATTTTCTTATGCTTTAAATTCATCAAGAAAATAAACAAGTCACCGAAATAAATTTTAAATTCTTCTGGAATTGTATAGTAACTTTGTTTATGTAGAAACATTGCACTCCCATAAGAGAAATGTGGCATTCCAGAAGTCCGTGTGTTATTTAACACATCTACTGGCTCAAATTCTACGACAGAACCGATGCCCATGGAACACATCTGATCGAATGTTTCAAAAGAGTATCCGCAATAACTCAATTCTGAAAATCCAAGTATCCCTTTATCAGGAGAAAGTTTCCATATGATCTGTGTTAGGCAATTGGGATTTATGAGACAATCATCATTCAGGATGAATAATCCATCATGTTTAGAAACACTCACACCAAGATTCCAAGCAGGATTCACATAGATGTTTTCCTTTTGTGGTAGGTAAACTATTTTCTTTAGATCTAGAATGCTGTGATCAGTCTGTGATGTATCATTGTCAATGACAATAATCTCTCCAATTAAAGGATGTTTATCCAATAAAGGAAACATCTTTTTATAGTGTGGCGCGCGCCACATTGTTGGGACTATCACAGAAATCATAATAAAGTTTTCTCTAACTCTTCCATAAAGTTCATAACCAAACCTTCGCTTGGATTGTTTTCTTTATATCTTCTATTGTCCTCTTCAATGATAGAGTTGAAGTTGCCTGACGAACTCTTCATTTTTGTCACGCATGCGTAGTTTTCAATTCTATAGTTTTGTCGATTCAACAATGCGTTTGAATCAAATTGATGCGTATCGCCATAATAGATTTTATAGTCATCTGAGATTTTATGGAAACAGTTTTTATGCATAAACATACAGATACCAAATCTGTAGTGAAATGCCCACGTAGGAACAATTTGAGGTCGTTCCCATTCAGCCCTGAACAAAGATTGATGGCTCTCAGATATTGACTCATAAGCAAATCCAGTCACACCTTTGTCTTCAGACATAAAAGGATAGACTGCATCGATAACTGCTGGATCAAATAAAACATCATCGCTGTATAAACATATATGATCGTACGATGATAATTCAACACCAAGATTCCATGCAGGGTTGACGTAGATATTTTCTTTTTGAGGAAAATATTTGATCTTTCCTAGAGAAAGAATTTCCTTGTCGACATTATCAGGATTATTGTCAATAATTATGATCTCACCCACTAACTCATGGGCAGACAAGATCGGAAGCATTTTTTTATAGAATTCGCCCTTCCATAAAGTGGGCATTACGATACTAATCATGAGAAAAAACTATCCAGTGATTCGACCTTTTCGGTCTGCCAATTAATTGTTGAGAGAATAATGTCTAGCGGCTCAAGAAATGATTTCTCAAACTGTAGATCATAATCTATGTATTGCTCAGCATCCAATTGCTTGGGAATACCAGACAAGAATGCAAGAGTGTTATTGTTGTAAATGTTTGGTTGCTTCAAATAGATGAACTTAATCTTCTCGCCTTCTTGAATTTCTTGGTAACGTTTGTTGAGTTTCATCTCTCGCAGCAAGTGATTGTAGACCAAAGCACCCTTGACATGAATTGGTGTTCCCTTCTTAAAGATATTTGCAGCATCAGCATATTCTTTCAGACCATTCACAGATCTTGGGAATGCGATGTCTTCAACAGGAAGTGTTTTAAATTCATGACGGAACTTTTCAATGAACTTGTGAAGATCATCTTCAGTCTGCGTCATGACAATATTGATTGCTTCTTTAATCTTTACACGACAAGCAGATGGCGTTGAAGACTTGACAGCCTCAAGACCCATGATCTTAAGTTTAGGTTTCGCATACGCCACACCTTCGCTGTCATGCACGTTGAGAATATATCGTTTCTTCGCAGTCCAGATTGCTTTGTCAGCCAAAGACTCGCGCTTCATTTCCATACGTTGTTGAAATGCATTGACATATTCTTTTAGTTCTTCATACGACTCATCAATGAACGGCTGAATCTTATCATCGCAAACCTTATTCATGAACTTGATCACTTTTTTGGTGTCAGAAGTATCAGGATAAAGTTTCTTGATCAACGGACCCATGTTCAAATAGATTGAGTCAGTATCCGAAGCGATGACATAATCCTCACCTTCAGTCTTGAGCAGTTTGTTCATGTACTCGTTGATCTTCTTTTCAATCCAACGAATAGACAACTGACCTGCTGTCGTGATGCCTTCAGCGATACGAATATCAAAGAAGCGGAAGTATTGATTGCCCAATGCACCGTAAGCGGAGTTTAGAGTAACCTTCTTTGCTAACTGAAGATTGTTATATCGAGCAACTTGTTTTTCAAGATAATGAACCTGATTCTTATCTTCAAGAACAGTTTCGATTTTCTTTTTGGCTTCAAGCGCCAACTTCTTATAGCGTGTACGATCTTTGTACATGCTATCCATAATCTCAGGCAACACACCTTGCTCTTGAGTGCGAAACAACTGACTATTCGGCGTCACCGTAACGCCAAGATCTTTTAGAATGCTTGTGTCAACTTCTTGATTGAGTAGATTATCAACGTTGATGTTGCAGTTAGCAATAAACCCACGCATGTTGTCATTATACTTCGAAGGCTCAACAAGAGTTTCCATCGAGATATTATACTGCATGATCAAGTGCGGATACAGACTGTTCAAGTCAAATGATGCAACCCATTCATGCATGCCGCAAATAGGATCTTTGACATACGCGCCTTCATACTGGGAACTCTTTACGCTACGCGACATCTGCGGGATGACAATCTTCTTGCGTAACAAATAGTTGTACACAATCGCATCCCACATACGGACTTGAGTGAACACATCATCGTAGTTGACTTTGTTGTCATAAGCAAGAGTCAAAGCCAACTCAATCAACTTCATCTTATCTTCGAGTTTCTCAACAAGTTCTACGTCCTTG